AGCGCGTCGGGCGGCCAGTGCCAACGATCCGCACCGCGAAGCGGGTCAACATCCCCGACGGCGTGGTGCCGTGGCTGGTGTTCGAGTACGGGCTGGGCGAGCTGCTGCCGTACCTGTCAGACCAGCGGCAAGCAATCGTCGAGGGTGTGCAGTGGCAGCGGATCCGGGGGACGCCGGCAGCGCTGCAGATTGCGCTGGGATGGATCGGCCTGGTTGCCACGCTGGAGGAGTCCGAGGCCGGGACCCTGCGGTGGGCTGAGTACCAGCTGGGGCTGGAGGCCGCGCCGGATGATCTGGGGCAGATCAGCCAGCTGGTGGGCATAGCGCGGATCAGCCAGCCAATCCGCAGCCGCCTGTTCAGGGTCTACGGCGGGTATGACGAGCGGCGGTTCCTGCTCGATGACCACCTGCTGGGCGAGGGCCTGCTGTGCGACCACAGCGGGGTCTATGACCTCGGACCAGGGTGGCCGCAGCTGAGCTTCGGCCGGCGGTTCAGCGCGGGGGTCGAGGCTGAGGCGACAGTGGGTGTCACCAGCTCGAAGCGGTTCGGCGCTTATGTCGAGTACCCAGACCGGTGGCTGCTGGACCGCGACCTGCTGAGCGACAGCTGGCATGTGCCCAACCATCCGCTGGTGCACACGTCGGTGAGCGACTCGCGGCTGACCTCGACGAGTGCGTCAAGCGAGATGAGCAGCTACTGGGATGAGCGGACGTGGACCGAGGCGGCCGTGTGGCTGAATCCTGCGGGCGCGAGTGTGGGGCTGAGGATCAGCCGGTCTGGGGAAGGCTGGTGGGCGCCGTGGAATCAGAGCTGGTGGTGGGAGGTTAGCCTGTATGCAGACTCGATTGGGGACTGATTGATGGCGGCGCCAAACCTCAAGAGCCCGGAAACGATCACGTCAGTCAACGCGAAGACCCAGCCGTATAGCTGTACGACGACGCTTGCCGCAGCGCTGTCCAACAGCGCGAACAGCAATCAAGTGCTGCTGGTAAGCACGATTACGGCAGCGAATGTGGATGGCGTGGACCCGTTTAATGTAGACGTGGCGCTTCGCCGTGGTGGTGTGGACACCTACATGGCGAAGGCGTCGCCAGTGAAGGCAGGCGAGACGCTTGTGGTGCGAAGCCGCGAAGAAGTGCTGAACGTGGAAGAGGGTGATGCGATCGTTGCCCGCGCCAGCGGTGCAGGCAAGATCGACTTGCTCATTACTTACAACCGGATTTCCTGATCATGGCCTGCACCAAAGAAACCTACACCGCTACAGCAACCTGGACTGCATCGCAACTGGCCAACCTGTTCCGCGATGCGTTCATCGATGCGGGGCTGATGACAGACTGGTTCGATTCGTTTTTGAGCGGCAGCATCGAGAATCGCGTACTGGAAGTGACGTATGACGGGACCAAGGCATACGGCAAAACTTACTACTGGTTTATGTTTGCCACCACTGGCGTGTGGTTGCATGTGGCAACGGGATGGAATGCTGCAACGGATCAGCCAACTGGTACGCAGTATCTGGACTTCTTCGCCACCACGACAAACGCAACAACCAACCACTGGCAGATGTTCGCTGCTGCCACATCAAACACTGTGGAGCTGGTGCGTTACACATCTGGCGTGGATGCGGATCAAAGTTGGTTCACGATCAAGCGCAGCGGTGGGGTTGATCGGACGTTTACGATTATCAACGATGCGCTTACGGTGCAGTCGTGGCTGGATTTGAGCAAGGGGTTTTTCAATGGGCTTGTGCATGTTGCGCCGACTATTGATAGCAATTCTGGGGTTATTCAGTTCGATCGTGGGCCTGCCCTTAGGCGGGAGATTGCAGTGGGGACTTATTTAATCGGCAGCGCCAATCAAAACGACTATGCTTCTGGCATTTTTAGCAGGACTTTATTGTCCTATGGAGTGGCAGGTAGGATGTCCAACAGCGGCACATCAAATTACGGCAGCACGGGATTCATCCCCCTCCCCACCGCCTCAGCCACCGCCAACCCCGCCTACACCGCCGACAGCAACCCCGTATTCCACAGCCTGCCATTCCACCCTTACATTGCTGAATCGCTGCCGTCCGATTTCGGTCTGACCTTCCATTTCGCCAGCAACGCCTTCGACCCTGGCGACACGCTGGTGGTCACTGCAGGCACTGAAGAATGGGAAGTGCTGGCTGAAACCCCAGGCACTGCCGGAACCGTTGCCACCCCCATGTTCCTCGCCCGCATGGTCTGATGGCTGTCATCAATCAGAGCCCCTCAGGGCAGACCAGCATTGCCATCTCTGGTATCAGCTTCGCCGGGCTAATGGTCGGCAGCGGCGATCCGTTCCGTGATCCTGCCGTGCGCGTGCAGGATGGTGGTCCCAGTGTTGCCGTCAGCTTCGGTGGGGGCACTGTCGCCCCTGCCGAGCCCCCGCCAAAGCCGCCTATCCGCAGCTTCCCTAAGCTCCGCGTTCGCTCCTGACCCTAAACTCAGACTGATGGACTCCACGCGATGGCGACTCTCGTAGACTCAGGCCGCACGGCCATCGCGGACACCATCCGCGGCAGCACCATTTTCATGGGCTGGGGCTCAGGACTTACCTCCTGGGACACCACCTTCGTCGTAGAGCAGCTGTCCAAGACCCAGCTCGTAACGCCAGTCGGCTATCGCAAGCTCACCGAGTCCGCCTACTGCACGCCAGACCCAGCCGGGACCATCGTGGTCCCCACTGGGTCCTTCCTCATCACCCAGACCCCCACCAAGCACCTCTACCTCCGCTTCACCTTCGACTACGAAGACGCACCCAACGCGCAGATCCGTGAAACCGCCGTCTTCCTCGGCACCACCACGCAGGCCGGCCTTCCGCTGGGTCAGATGTACTTCTCCCCAGCTCAGGTCACCAACCCTGGCACCATGCTGGTGGCGGAAAACATCGCCCGGCTAAACCGCAATCCCGCGACGCGCGAAACCTTCGAGTTCGTCGTCACCTTCTGAGGCCTGAACCGTGACCCTGACTCAGTACTACAACCGGTTCAACGCAGCCCAGGGTTACGACGAGCTCCTGTTCCGCGCTGCCAAGGGCCTCCAGTCCGCCGAGCTGAACGAGATCCAGTCGGCTCAGTTCGATCGCCTCAAGCGGATCGCGGATGTCCTCTTCAAGGATGGCGCGGTCATCCGCAACGCCCAGGCGATCATCGATCCCGTCACCGGCGTCACCCAGATGGAGGCCGGCGCCATCTACGTCGTCGGTGCCGTCCGCGAGGTGGCAGCTGCCACCTTCACCATCCCAGTCTCCGGCGAGCTCCAGATCGGCGTTCGCATCACCACCGTCCAGATCACCGAACTCGAGGACCCCACCCTCCGTGATCCGGCCGTCGGCACCCGCAACTACCAGGAGCCTGGTGCTGGCCGCCTCCGTCGCCTCGCCGCCTGGGGCTGGTCCGGCGATGGCCTCCCCGGCGACTTCTACCCGGTCTACACCGTCCGCGACGGGTCGCTGCTCACCCAGACCCAGCCGCCGGTCCTCGATCCGGTGCTCCAGCTCATCGCCCGTTACGACCGCGAGAGCAACGGCAACTACGCCGTCCGAGGGATGGACGTGCAGCCGGCCGGCCTGGTCTCCGGCAGCCAGGTGTTCACCGTCAACGATGGCGTCGCCAACGTCCTTGGCTTCAAGGTCGACAAGCTCACCTCCACCCGCCTCAGCTACGCCGAGGACCCGGACCTGGAGACGATCTCCAACGAGCCCAAGACCTCGGCATCTGCCTCGGCTCAGACCGTCACCCTGAACTACAAGCCTCTCTCGTCCATTCAGGACGTGGTGATCACAGCCGAGAAGACGGTGACCGTGAACCGGGGCGGGTTCTCTGGTGGCACCGACCTGCTGCCCGACACCGCGATCCTCAGCATCCAGTCGGTCACCCAGGGCGGCACCACCTACACCGCCACCAACGACTATCTGCTCGTCGGTGACACCCTCAGCTGGTCGCCGGCCGGTGCAGAACCAGCACCTGGCAGCACCTACTCCGTCACCTACCGCTATCTCACCAGCTCCACACCGACCAGCATCAACCTGGCGGCCGGCACCTTCTCAGTGACCGGGGCAGTGGCCGGCACCCTGATCCTGGTCGACTACATCTGGAAGCTGCCCAGGACCGACATCCTGGCGGTGAACAGCACGGGCGAGTTCATCCGTATCAAGGGCGAGAGTTCCAGGTTCGGCAGCCCCAAGCCGTTCGTCCCCGATAACCTCCTGGCCCTGGCCACCATCACCAACGCCTGGGGGCAGACGGCGAAGGTGGACAACGACGCCATCCGCGTCACCGACATGGGCGAGCTGCGCAAGGTCCGCAACTCCATCGCCGAGCTGTTCGGCCTCATCGCCATCGAGCGGCTCAAGACCGACATCAGCAGCCGCGAGCCCACCAGCAAGTCGGGCGTCTTCGTCGATCCATTCTTCGATGATGACCTGCGCGACGGCGGCATCTCTCAGGACGCAGTGATCATCGACGGCGAGCTGCAGCTGCCGATCGCTTCCACCAACCTGGCCGCATCGCAGAACCACAAGGCCACTTGGCTGCTGCCATACGAGGATGACTTCCTGATCGTTCAGCGGCTGCGCACCGGCAGCATGAAGATCAACCCTTACCAGGCCTTTGCTGCCCCGCCGGCACTCGTCACCCTCAACCCATCGGTCGATCAGTGGACCGTCGTGCAGAACATGGTGACGGAGCAGACGCGGCGGTTCATCGATCCCACCCTCGCGGCCCGCACCGAGGAGCGCACGATAACCTTCACCAGGGAGCTCGTCGAAACGACCAGGACCGAAGTGGAGTTTCTGCGCCAGATCCCGGTTGAGTTCATCGTCGAAGGGTTTGGCGCTGGCGAGCAGCTCGTTCTGCTGCGCTTCGACGGCATCGACATCACCCCCCTCTGAGGCCTGAGCAATGCCACTCTCAGCAAACAGCAACGGCATCCTGACGGGGCAGTTCACCATCCCGCCCAACGTCCCGGCCGGCACCAAGCTGGTCGAGTTCACCGGCGGCGGTGGCACCTATGGCGCGGGTCAGTTCACCGGCCGCGGCGAGCTCCTGGTTCGCCGCATCGTCCGCACCAGGGCGATCGGCCGCCCGATCGATCCCCTCGCCCAGACCTTCACCCTCACCCGGGGCCGGCACGTCACCGCCGTAGACATCACCTTCACCACCAAGGGCGGCAGCGCTCCGGTGCAGGTCGAGATCCGGGAAGTGGAGAACGGCATCCCCACCCAGACCGTGCTGGCCGACGCGCGCATCCGCGCGGCTGACATCGACGTGACCGCCAACTGGGTGCGGGCCACCTTCGACACACCCGTGTGGCTGGAGGGCAGCCGCGAGTACGCCCTGGTGCTGCTCACCAACGATGCAGACCACGCCGTCGCGGTGGCTGAGCTGGGCAAGTTCGACGCCAGCCAGCAGCAGTGGGTCACCTCGCAGCCTTACACCGTGGGTGTGCTGCTGAGCAGCAGCAACGCCAGCACCTGGACGCCGCACCAGGAGAAAGACCTGCGCTTCCGTCTCGTTGGCGCACGCTTCACCAGCAACGTCCGAGAGGTGGAGCTGGGCGGGGGCCCCGCCACCAACATCTCCGACATCCTCGGGGTGGCGCCCTTCGACCGGCCGACCGCCGCAACCAGCCTGGCCCTGAAGTTCCGCCGTGGCGATGGCACCATCTACCGCGCGCAGCCTGGCCAGCCGATCCGGTTCGACACCAGGCAGACCGACACCTTCGACCTGGTGGCCCGGCTGACCGGCAACGAGTTCGAGTCGCCCGTGCTCTACCCCGGCGCGCAGCAGGTGCGCGGCGACCTCGATGAAAGCGCCATCTACGTCACCCGACAGATTCCCGTGGGCACCAGCAAGGTGATCAAGGTGATCTTCGATGCCATCCTCCCCGGCAGCTCCGGTGTGGCAGCGGCCTACGAAACCGCCACGGCTGGCACCTTCCAGACCCTCAGCAATCCGGTAGCTGCCCAGCTGGGCGACGGCCTGGTTGAGTACGCCTACACCTCCAGCAGCGTGACGGTCGCCAATACCCGCGTCCGGCTGACGCTGACGGGCAACACGGCGAACCGGCCGCGAATCCGCAATCTCCGCGTCGTGGTGGTGTGACATGACGATTCAGCAACTCACGGCCAACCGGTCGTATCCCAAGCCCAACGTCGCCAATCAGCTGGTTGTTGACGTGGAGCGCCTGCGGCTGGCGCTCGATGCGATCGACACGGACATGGCCTCCAGGCCGACCGTGAGCGCGGTTGAGGCGCTGATCGCTGCGGCCATCGCCAACGTGATCGCCGGCGCCCCTGGGGCCCTCGACACCCTCGATGAGCTGGCGGCCGCGCTGGGCGACAACGCCAACTTCTCCGCCGTCGTCACCAACAGCCTGGCCCAGATCAACAGCGCGCTCGGTGAGCGCTACACCAAGGCCGAATCCGACGCCCGCTACGTTCAGGGCGCTGTGCAGGTAGAAACCCTGTTCACCGCCAGCAGCGGCCAGGTCGCCTTCGGCCTCACCTCTTCGATCATCAACAAGCCCTCGGCACTGGTGACCGTTGACGGGGTGGTGCAGCCGACCAGCGAGTACAGCATCAGCCAGGACGGCTTGACCCTCACCCTCTCCGAGGCGCCGGGCACGGGCGCGAAGGTGCGGGTGCTGGCGCTGTCGGTTGCATCGGCCGGCGCCCCGGCGGATGACACCATCACCACGCCCAAGCTGCGCGACGATGCCGTCACCATCCCCAAGCTGGCATTCGAGGGCGGAGCGTTCTCCGGCTTCCGCAACGCGATCATCAACGGCAACTTCGACGTCTGGCAGCGACGGACATCGTTTAGCGGCAGCCAGAGCGGGTTCGCAGCTGATCGCTGGCAGACCGTGGTGATCGGCTCATCCCACAACACCAGCCGCCAGGACTTCACCCTCGGGCAGACGGCAGTGCCGGGCAACCCCCGCCACTTCTGCCGGGTGGTAGTGACCTCCGCCGCTGGCGCGAGCAACGGCTGCTACCTCCGCCAGGCGATCGAAGACGTCCGCACCTTCGCCGGCCAGACCGTCACGATCACCTTCGAGGCCAAGGCTGATGCGGCCAGGCCTATTGCTGTCGAGCTGATCCAGCAGTTCGGCACCCTCGTAACGCTGCTAGTGACTGGCATCGGCGTCACCAAGACCACGCTCAGCACCGACTGGCAGCTGGTGACCGTCACGGCTCAGGTTCCCTCGATCGCCAACAAGGCGCTGGGCAACGACAGCGACACCAGCCTGGAGCTGCTGATCTGGTTCGATGCCGGCTCTGCCTTCAACGCCCGCACCGCCAGCCTGGGGCAGCAGTCAGGGACGTTCGACATCGCCCAGGTGCAGGTTGCACCTGGGCCGGCACCGACGCCATTCGAGCGCCGGCCGCTCGGCGTGGAGCTCGATCTCTGCCAGCGCTATTACGAGGAGACCCACTATGCGATCCCGGCCAGCGGCCTGCGGGTGATGGGCCAGTGGGCCACGAAGAAGCGCACCCCCCCGGACATCCAGGTCGAGGAGGTGCTCGATGGCAGCGGTGGCACCATGATTGCTGTCGGCGTCAATGCCTTCAGGGTGGGCACCTATGCCACCACGGAGGCGCGCGTGCGCATCAGTGGCAGCGCTGAGATCTAACCCTGCCCCTCAACCCTTCCCGTCATGCCACTGCAAAGGATCACCGGTCAGATTGTTCAGGACGAAACACTCACAGGAGCCGACATCCAAGACGAGTCGATCACGCAGGACGACCTGCATCCGTCGCTGAGGTTCGCCCCGACCTGGGTGCACTTCAACGGCACGGCCGCGGCCAACCAGACCGCGACCTACAGCCAGTCCGGCACCACCATCACACTGACCCTGGCGAACCATGGTCTGCAGGTGGGCCACATTGTCAGCCTCGACTTCACCTCTGGCTCGGCGACCGACAACACCTTCATCGTCGCCACCGTGCCAACCACCGGCACCTTTACGGTCACGGCCTCCAGCAGCGCGACAACCAGCGGCAGCGCGGTGCTGAAACGCTGCCCCGTGGGCGCTGGCAACAACGTCGCCAGCATTGCCGACTGCGGCGACGGCGACTACGGCATCAACTTCGCCACGCCCCTGGCTGATGAAAACTATGCCGCTGTGGGGATGGGCAACAGCGTCGCCACCAACAACCCCAAGACGGTGGTCAACATCCGCGCCGCCGGCAACCTGCTGGCACCGACCACCAAGACCGCCAATGCCCTGCGAATCCTGGTCGGCTCCACCAACCAAACTGCCCCGGCTGGGCACGACTCGGCCAGCGTCAGCCTGCTGATCATCCGCTGAATCAGCTCACCCTAGAATCAACCCGACAGGAGGACCGCTCCGCATGACCACCAATTTCCTTCACGGCGTAGAGGTTCTCCAGATTGATACTGGGGCCCGGCCGATCCAGACCGTTCGATCTTCGGTGATCGGCGTGATCGGCACCGCTCCTGGCGCTGACGCCCAAGCGTTCCCGCTCAACACCCCGGTGCTCGTCACCCGCCGGTCGGAGATGGCCGGCATCGGTGAGACCGGCACTCTGCCCTCGGCGCTTGACCTGATCTACGACCAGGCCGGGGCTGTGGTCGTGGTGGTGCGCGTCGACGGTGCAGACGAGGGCGCGATCATCGACAACGTGGTGGGCGGCATCGATGGCACCACCGGCGCCTATGAGGGCGTGCACGCCTTCATGGCTGCTGAGAACGCCGTGGGCTTCGCCCCCCGGATCCTCTGCGCACCGGGCTACACCCACCAGCGCACCAGCAACGGCATCCTCTCGATCGTCGTCCAGACCCAGGGCTCGGGCTACACCACCGCCCCGGCCGTCACCATCACCGGCGGCGGCGGCTCCGGCGCCACGGCGGTTGCGGTGCTGGGCACCGGCGGCGATGCCGGCAAGGTGGTCAGCTTCACCATCACCAACCCGGGCAAGGGCTACGCCACCAACCCCACCGTCACGATCGCCGCGCCTCCCGCTGGCGGTGTGCAGGCCGTGGCTGGCACCGTCACCCGTGGCACCGTCCGCTCTCAGGTGCTGGCCGAGATGGTCGGCATCGCTCAGCGCCTGCGCGCGGTGATCATCGCTGACGGGCCCAACACCACCGACGCGGACGCCATCCAGATCGCCGACGACTTCGGCTCCGACCGCATCTACGTGGTGGACCCCTGGGTGCTGCGCGATGGCTCCAGTGTTCCCGCCTCCCCCGCTGTCGCGGGCCTGATCAACAAGGTGGACAACGAGCGGGGCTTCTGGTGGTCCCCCTCGAACAACGAGATCAACGGCATCGAGGGCACCAGCCGGGCGATCGACTTCGCCCTGGGCGATTACACCTCTCGCGCCAACCTGCTCAACGAACAGAAGATCGCCACGATCGTGCGCGAGCAGGGCTTCAGGCTGTGGGGCAACCGCACCCTGGCCAGCGATCCGAAGTACGCCTTCCTCTCCGTGCGGCGCACCGCCGACATGGTGAACGAGTCGATCCTCCGCAGCCACCTGTGGGCCGTCGACCGCTGCATCACCGCCACCTACCTGGAGGAGGTGCAGGAGAGCGTGCGCGAGTACCTGC